GGCTTCGCGTGTGCTACCTTCATTTCTTCAATCTTGCCCCAAGCCATGCTAGAAACATCATGAATCATAAGAGTAGCATCGGGGTCCATGTAGCGCATTCCTTTTGCACCAAAGGTAAAAAGGATTGCTCCACAAGACATTGCCTTGCCTTCAACGATTGTAGCCACAGGAATTCGGGAAGACTTAATGGCTCCAATCATAGCCATAAGAGAATAAGCCTGTCCGCCATAACTGTCGATAACAACAGGAATAACATTCTGACCTGTATTCTGCGCGCGACTCATTGCATCGACAAATTCCTTGGCAGAATCCTCGTTGAATTCATTCACACGAATGATGATTGGATCAACCTTCAGCTCAATAGACTTGATATGATTAGAAACATCTGCAATAAAATTCACCGCATACTCCGTTGTGTCAAAGTTAATTTCTAGCTCTTCGACAAGCTCAGAATCATTTCTAAACTTGTTATTACCCGCACTTAGCGTGACCGCAGCTCTTGCATGAGAGACAACCTTCTTGGTAGATAAGTTCGCCCCCATCGCAGTTTGGACACTTATTCCCTGTTGTCTTGGTCCCATCCTTGATGTACCCTTTTAACACCCGTGAAATAACCCGAGCGTATGAAAATATATCACTATTTTTATCTTTTTGCAACTGTTCGACCACATAATGAAGCGGAACATCATGTCGCAAAGCCAGCGAGATTGTTCTAGTAAAAGCGCCCTCTGTTGGATTGTTAAAAAGATCAGTGATATCATTAAAAGTGAGATTATCACTATCACCCACTGGAATCAAAAGATTGTAAGATGTGGAACCGCTGCGCTTACGATTCTTTACAATAGAACCTGACTTATACTTCTTAGGAAATTCAATAAGATGAGGCATTCCACAAAAGACTTCGTATGGCTTGCCTTCATTAAGGCCAACCAAGACCAACCAAGATTCGGTTGTATCGCCGTTTCTAATGGTTGCACGATGAATATCACAAGGAAGAACCTTTGGACGCTTAGGAGACTGTCTTGTGTCGTCTGCCTTTTTCACTTCAGCTGGTGGAGTGTCATTGATGAGAACACCATCACGACAACCATCACGATAAATAGTGAATCCTTTGCAGCCAAGAGACCAAGCCTTCATATAGATTTCATGAACAAGTTCTTTTGTAGCATTATTTGGAAGGTTGCAAGTCTTTGAAATTGAATGATCAACCCATCGTTGAGCTGCAGCCTGAATCTTTACGGAATCTTCCCAGTTGATGTCATTTGCAGTTGCCTGCCAATATGGACTTTCTTCAACGTTTGTCTTACCCGTAATATCCATCCACTTCTTAAACCAGTGATGATAGACTGTGTACTCCTGCCACTTGTCGCCCAGTCTATCAACATAATCAACTCGCGAGTCAAAATCACCTTGGGTAATCTTACGACGACGCTTATATGACAAGAGGAATGAAGGCTCAATTCCTGATGTTGTTCGTGTCAAACAAGATCCTGATCCAACAGGAGCAGTTGTAGTATTTGCAATGTTTCTTCGACCTGTAGACTTCCACATGTCAATTATTGCAGGATAGAGCTCGCTAGCAGCATTCATGATCTTGTTCAGATACTCATGATTCTTTTCCTTTTCATAAGAAAAGACTGGGAAAGATCCACGCTCAGCAGCCATTTTCACTGAAGAAACATGGGACCACATTGCAAGATGCTTATAAATCTTCTCGGTCATTTCAACTGAATCAGGCTGACCATACTTCAATCCAAGTGCCGCAAGAGCATCACCAAGTCCAGTGATGCCAAGACCAGTTCTACGACCATTCAAACAAGTCTTTCTAATTTTATTCCAAAGATCGAATTCAACACGCTTAACAGAAGCAGGCTCAGGATCATTTTCAATCTTGTTGATAATCCTATCAACACACTCAATTTCAAGATCAATCAAGTCGTCCATCAAACGCTGCGCTTTTTCAACAACAGCTCCAAATCGCTCAAAATCAAATCTAGCATTAGGCATAAATGGATTCAAAACGAAAGATGTAAGATTGTTGACCATCAATCTACATGAGTCATATGGAGAAAGAGGAAGCTCACCACAAGGATTTGTGGAAATGGTTTTATATCCAACGTCGCTATAGCAATCAGCAATGCTGTTGTTGATCAGTGTATCCCAAAACAAAGCGCCGGGCTCGGCTGACGCATGAGTTGCATCAATAAACTTATCCCAAATCTGGCGAGCATTGACAACTTTTTGAACTTCAGGATTCTTTGATCCAACAGGCCAGTGCAAAACAAATTCTTTGTCATCCCGCACAGCTTCCATAAACTCATCAGTCCAGCGAATTGAGATATTTGCGCCCGTGACCTTTTTGAGGTTACGCTTAATATCAATGAATGTTTCAATCTCAGGATGACTGCAATTTGACGTATAAAATCCATTTGCAAGAATTCTGTGTGTGTCTTTGACAGTAAAGTCATATGTTGTTGCGCGACCTGCAGGGGTGACTCTCTTAATTTTAGAAGTTGATTTTACAATATTTTTAATTTCCACTTAAAATCTCCTTGATTCTTGTCATGCAAGAATCCCAATTGTTGTGAATATCATATTCCCAAAAGTCAAAATATTCATAGCCTTGGTCATTAGCTATTCTTTTTTTTACAGCGTCATCAAGCTTTTTCATCACTTGATGATCACGCAAAGGACGATTTCCTACACCCCAAAATTGGGGGTTTCCATGCCAAAAATCTCCATGTATTTCAAGAATAGCTTTTACATCATGTAAAACAAAATCATACTGTCTTTCAGCAAGTATAAAACTATACTTAAAATTAGCATTAATTTCAACCAAAAAATTTTCTACTTTTTTTCAATAGATGTTTTTTTAAACATTTCCTTATGAAATTGAATTTGGGTTGCTTTTCGAATCTTTTCGAGAGTTGCAAAACTATAAATACCTGTTTTTCCTTTATTCCACGGAGTGTACTTTCTGTTTAATTCCAAATCATTTTTTTTACGAGTTTTTATTCTCTTGTCTCGTATTTGCTCATGATTTTTTGATTTGCACCAATGTGATCTTTTAACAGCATCATTTTGCTGAAGAAGCTTTATACGATAACACTGTTCTGAGCAGCAGCCAATCATTTTCTTTGATTTTTTACAATCTATATCACATATTGCACACTTGCGCTTAGTAGCTAAATTCTTTTTAGCTTCAGAGTTTTTTTGAATTGCATTTTTAAGTCTTGAATAGATGCGTATTTCTCTACTACAATTTTTTTTCTTTCAATTTTTGATGTTTCCCAACACGCATCAAATTCTTCTTTATTTTCAAAAAGATTATGTAGATGATCATGATTTATATTAAGAGCGCGAATAAGAATTGCTGGTGATGTCATTTTGAATTCACCAGCAAATTTACCAGCATAAACAACTACATCGGGAAGTTCAAAAAAAGCCTTGATGTTGTTTCATGAATCAGTTTTAGTATGATTGACACACTTATAAATATAAGCCCGCTTAAAAACTAACATCATAAAACACCAACTCCTCATTTTCTACATCGACTTCTTTAATTGGTTTAAGATACTCCTCACCTGTCATAATATTTTTCACAACAAACTTGTGGTCGGCAGTCACATTAATGATCTTACCATTCTCAGCTTCAATTTCATAGATTTCACTGTTTTCAAATTTTTGGTAAGCTTCAATTTCTTTCCAACCTTCATGTGTCCAAACATGACCATTAAACTTGTTATTGACTACATCTTCAATACGCTTCCACCCTTCATCAGTCAATACTTGAGTTGATCCTTCAAAGCAGTGAATTGTCATCATCAAAGCTCCGCGGCGGCCACCTTGAGCAACTTCACGTGTAGAGTTTGAAAACCTTTCCATAAAGACAGCAAGACCATCAGTTGTCTTTGCTGCATTAGACGTAGTCATACCCTTTGGTCGAATGTTTGTGACATCGTGACCTACGCCGCCACGACGCTTCATAATCTGAACTTGCTCCTGGTCAGTAAAGAGAATTCCTGAATAGGAATCGTGTGCAGGATCAATAACAAAGCAGTTTGAAAGTGACTGGAGTTGGAAGTTGTTTCCAATTCCTGACATAGGAGAGCCTTGCGGGATCACATCATTAAATCCCTTAAAAAGTTCAAAGATCTCATCTTCACTCATTGGATTCTTGTACTTCATCTCAATACGATAAAATTCACGAGCAAGACGACGATGCATCTGATCTGGGCTAGCCTCCAGATATTCACCATCCTGATTTTGCAAAGCATACTTTGCAAATACGTCTGGGGCAAGCTCATCACCATCAAAATAATCTAATGCAATTTTTTTAACTTCACTTTTCTTATAAGACATTATTCCTCCTTTTTAGTACCTGTCACTTCCAGCCACTTCTTACGAAGAAGCTTCTTTTCATCCCGTCTGTCATTTGACACTGTTTCAGATAGACTCAAGCTATTTTCATCTAGAATAGAGATTCTAGACTGCGATGTGTCAATGTGAATAGGAAATAGAATTCCATCTTTACCTGCGCGATTTTTTGCAATAAACAGACGACCTGAGCCATCGGCTTTTTCAGAAGGCTTTCTGGAAATAGAAACAACGACGTCGGCCACCATTGCCTTTCCATAAGCTTCGCTCATGTTTTCAAGACCAACAACTTCGGCGCCGGATGCTTCACGATTAGCCTGAGACGCAGTCCAAACAGGAAGGTTCAATTCCATTGCAAGATTACGCAACTCTTCGTACACAAGCTTCAATTCATGACGAAGAGAATCAAATGTTCTAGAAGAACGCATAATGTCTGCATAGTCAATGATAATAAGATTAGGAATAAAGCCTTTCAAAGAAAGCTTTTCAATATGATTGCGCAAAGTTTGAACAGTGGCAGTTCCTGTTGGATATTCCTTGATTATGAGACGGCCAAGATCCATTGTTTCATACATCTTAAGAACATCTTCCTTCATGTCTGGAACATCATTTGAAGGAATGGAACAAAGATTTGAGTCATATCGAAGACCAACGGCAGTTTCTGTAAGCTCAAATGTATAATGAACAACATTCTTGCCCATCTTCAAAGCATGAGCACCCATTGCTGTCAGCCAGTGTGACTTACCAACACCAGTTGGTGCAACAACAACACCTAACTCACCGCGACCAAGACCACCACGAAGAATTTCCTTTCCGTCAATAACATCAAGTCCCGTTGGGCAAGGATTACGATTCACCTTGACAAATCGAGCCTCTGCATCTTCAAAAAAGTCATGACCAGTGGTGTTTGCCATTCCAACAGAGACTGCCTTTTTCATAAGGTCAACAACTGATTCAAACTTATCAGTTGCAACCATCTCAACGGCGGACTCAAGAGCCTCACGAAATGCCTGGCGGCGACAAAAATCAAGAGACTTTTCCTTCACATAAGGAAGATCACCAGGATCAGGATTTGTGCGAATGCGATGCAAACAATCAATGATTTGGTCTTTGAGGATTGCATCAGGACCAGAATGCAAGTCTTCCTTGATGATCGAAATCAAAAGCTGCATTGTGGGAAAAGTTTTGTACTTATTGTAATGCTTAAAGTACCTATCAGTCAAGAATGAAAGATACTTTAGATCAAAATAAGTTGGATTCATAACCTCGACCATCTGCGTCGCCCATGGATGATCAGTTAAAAGCCCTTGAAAAATTTGCTCTTGAAATTTCTTGCCGTAAGATTTAAAAAGAGCGACAGACACATCTTCACTCATGCATACTCCATTTTTTGCATGTTATTACTTGACTATTTTATTTTACTTGCCAGATTGGCATTTTGCATTTCATGTTTTTCTAAATATTCTTCAACCCGGCCGTTAACTGGATATAGACACTTTCTCTATCGAAATTAAAAATTGACGCTCTGTTTAACGACTTGATATAGTCAAGTTTGTTTGATTCAGGTTTGAACATTTCAATGGCAGAATTTATTTTTCCAATTTGGGTACCTGAAAGCATTTCCATATCTAAGGTCATCAACCTACAATTCAAATTGGCAAGTTCCGCCGATTCAATAATGTTATCGTACAACTTCATTTTTGAAGATTCTTTCAATTCTTGTGCTCGAAAAATGATATCTTCAGGTGTCAATTTTGTATCAGTTGCAATTTCAGGAAAACGTTTAGCCATTGTTTTCCAACCTGCACCTTCAACTCCTGGAATTCCATCAGCCGGGTCGCCCACAAAACATCTTGTTGTGATGTAATTTACAACATTGCATCCAAATCTTTCAACAACGTCTTTTTCATTCACAAATGACTTAGATGTCGGGCTCCATATTTTCACTCTATTGCTTAACAGTTGATAATAATCTTTATCAGATGACATGATGACACATGGTCTATCACCAAAATTGTATTTTGTGATATATCCAATGACATCATCTGCTTCACAATCAGTAACATATGATTGTTGAATTGGCAAACTTCTCATGATCTGTACAAGCGTTGAAATTTGCCAATTTCTGTTTCCTATTGTGTCAGGAATATCGCCTTCATAGTATCTGTTTAACTTTTGTGGCTTGCGCTTTGACTTGTAAGCTGCAAATAATTCACGGCGACGTGGTGAACCTCCACCTTCCCACACAATTATTACACGATGCGGGTCAATAATATCAACTTTATTGGCAAGATCATTCAAAAACCCTACAATGCCGCCCACAGCTTGACCATTGGAGCTCATTGTAGGGTTTGCACAAAAATGTCTTGTAAAAACATTAAGTTAAAGACCGTCAACTAAAAGAATAGGTCTTTTAGTGACAGTCAACTCCTTTAAATTTTGAGATTTCATTTTCTATTGCCTTTGAAAAGTTTTCTATAATATCTCATTGACCACTTTCTTCCTTTCATTTTTTGAGCAAAAGCTTTATAAATTCCATTTTTTATTTTTGTTTCACGAGCTTTTGCGGCTCCTGTTTTTTAAAGACTCATTTGTTCTTAATGGACCAGATTCTTTAATTCTTTTTTGAATTGAATTTGATATTTTTTCTTTTGTTTCTTTTGTGTGTTTTAAACCAACATGA